ACCATTAGATGAAAAATGTAGTGAATCGGACAAAAGGGCTTATGATGCGTTATTCTTGTTATTGAATACCATTATTGCTCTTAAGACTAAAATGGAAGATTGATTATTCGGTCAGAATACAGAGCGATAAACATATAATTACGAACTAGGAGGCTGTAGGGCTTCTACTACATGTTGTGGTAAATTGGAGTCAACCGCCTCCTGCAACACTGACTCAAGGAAAACCTGAGGTAGAACACCAGTGGATAAAAGCAGTAGCCATGCCCGTCTCAACAAAGATGTATCTCCTCCTTTTGAGACATTGAGAATTTCACCCGGCAAACTTGACGCTGCTAGCGATACACCAGGAATCTTCATCGCCTCGTGATGTAATGCATTTGCAAGCTCACTACCCATCATCTTCTCAATAAACCTCTCCCAGTTAGGAGGCGCCGGAACCATCTCTGTAGTCTCGGCGACCAGCTGGCCATCTTGAAAATAGAAAGTCTTGTTTGGAATAGTGGTCATTGCGGGATTAGAAATGGAATAATATAACCCTGGTTGGTAGTGGTCAGCGTGGCTGGATCTATCGTCGCTGGTATCGATGTCTGAGAAGCTAATGAAGTTGTGTTTACTACGGTTGTGGTACTGCTAAATTCACCGTAGTTAGTGCCCGCCGATCGCACGTTCGCGCCCGTGCCCTGAAATGCTGCTGTGCCGGAAATCGCAGTTGCTAGGAATCCAAAATGATAAAAACCAGGCTGCAGGGTTACTGTACTGGAACTGACGTAGTTGGTGGATGCTGCGGTTGCAGTTATGTCGCCACTATCAAACACTACGGCAAGCGGCCTAGCGTTAGCATTGCTAAATACGCAGAGCCTGAAAGTTGTTGACCCCGTAAACGTTGATGCCGTCCTGACGGCAATCTGAAATGTTCTCGGCTCCGCAATATAGGTGCTCCAAGGAAATCTTAAAAATTGCAATGCCGCAGTTGCTGTAGATGGCGCCGCATTCAGCGGTGGCCCAATCCATGCACCGGTCGCGTACCCCGGATTAAACCGATCCGCAATCATCGGCCGCCGTTCTGTATTCCCGCCATCACGAAAACGCACGAAGCCATCGCCGCTGTCCAGATAAACATGGCCCGCAGCGGCCGAACCACTCACCGAAAGTGGAATCCGCAGCCGACCAGTGAACTCTCCCAGATCGATGTTTCCGCTGCCGTCAAATGTCAACCCGGCGGCGCCAGTGAGTATGCCAGACAGGTTATATTGCCCCTGACCACTGGTGCCGCCAGGGGCAACAAACGATGCTATTCCAGCGACATTAGCAAAGGTAGCAATACCAGATGATGTTGAGTAACCAGAAACATTAGCGAAGGTTGTTAAGCCTGATACCGCAGCAAAGGTGGCAATACCAGATGATGTTGAATAACCAGCAACATTAGCAAAGGTGGCAATACCAGATGATGTTGAGTAACCAGAATTAGTTGAATATGTTGCTATTCCGGAAAAAGTGGAGTATGTAGATAATCCAGAAATAATAGCATATGAAGAAATTCCTGATCCGGTGGAGAAGCCACTATTAGTCGCATATGTAGCGATGTCAGAAACATTCGAAAATGTTGATACACCAGAAAAAGTAGAATACCCCGATATTGTGGCATAGGATGAAATTCCTGATATAGAGGAGTATCCTACTACACCAGAATTTATCGTAACGGTCGCAGTCGTTCCTATTCCAGAAACAGTAACATTATCTCCAACAAAATTTAAATTAGTGAAACTATATCCACTACCTACTATGTTACCTTCATCAAAAATCCTAAGACCTCTTGATTCTGTTAAAACTCCAGTAAGGGATTTACCCGATCCATAAAATTCAACTGCAGTAAAGCTTCCACCTACACTAACAGAACTATTAAAAGTTGATATGCCTGATATGGATAAAGATATACCAACAAGATTGTCATTTATTTTTATAGTGGAAATCCCACCTGTTACTGGTGACACTATCGCACTAACATTAGTTCCAGTAAAATTCAAGGCCGAAATACTTCCACCTGTTCCTACAAGAACATCCTCATCGTAGACACTGATGCCAGTTCCACCAGAAACTGCAGATATATTTTGCCAAACCGGATAGCCATCATTAAAACCTAAAACCTGACCAAATACACCGTTAGGTAAAAAGGAAGATATTCCGGGTGAAACTTGGTATATAAGATTTCCAGATTGACCACCTGAAATATTATAAGAGGTATTAGCTACACCAGAAGTATTAGAATATGATGAGATACCAGAAGATGTTGAATATCCAGAAGTAGATGCAAAGGTCGCAATTCCAGAAACATTAGAATATGTCGCTATTCCAGATGTTGTTGAATACCCTGATATATTAGAATATGTTGAGAAACCAGAAGAAGTAGAATAAGTTGCTATTCCAGATGTTGCTGAATAAGAAGATATTCCAGAAAACGTTGAATATCCTGATATATTAGAATAAGAAGAAATTCCAGAGCTTGTTGAATACCCTGATATATTAGAATAACTAGAAATTCCAGAAACAGTAGCAAAACCAGCAGTGGGAACATAACTAGAGATACCAACGATTCCAGTAAGCTTACTTCCATCCCCATAATAAACAACACTAGAAAATCCAGGATTACTAGATGTTATGATACCGTTACTGATTGTGACACCACCAAATGTGGAGACTCCAGAAACGTTGATATTTGAAATAGTAAGGTTAGGTGGAATATCACCACTTCCCACATAAGGAACAAAAGTTTTAGTTGATGCAGCATAAGCAACAAGATTGCCATCCTCAACTCCTGTCATATTGACATCTAGAAGTTGATCAAACTTTCTCGGTGTTACTGTTCCTAACTGAACTACTTTATACCCGCTCATATCTAGGATACCGTATCGTTAACTAATATAGTTCCTCTCAGAACTTTTTTCGTCTTTGGTGTTACATAACCATAAGTTAAAACGACATCAAAATAACATCTATTGGAAAACGGTAAAGTGTCAGTTACTGTCGCTGCCATAGAAATGTTGACTTCGTTATTTTCGGTATCTAATAAGACATTAAAGGGAAAAGATATAGGAGAAGTTGGATATTTACTAATTTTAGATTTTCCATCAAAACTAGAATTTAATTCTAAAACAGTTCCGTCTTCATTATAAATTTTAAAGGTCTCATCAAAATCAGCACCCTTATCAATTTGTAAAGAGTTGATTTCGTACACTGCAATAAAATCTACAACACCTTATTCTATTTATATTCTAGCGAATTATTTCTAGACAACGAGAATAATATTTTTTGCGATCGGATAGTCCATTATAGCCACCATTGACTCGTAATGTTACTTGTTCAACGGTTGGATTTTTATCACACAACTGATTCATCTTATTATTAGACCACCAAAAACCAGCCGATGTAAATGGATAATTTTCAGCAACATAATCAACTCCTTCCATGACCTTTGGATCCTTCATAAAGTTCGCAAAAGCTTGATAGTTAGCTCTACCTGTTAATTGGATATATCCAGCTCCTTTTCTTCCTTCATATGCATCACCACTAGCTAACTCTCTTTTATAACGACCTCCACCAGATTCATGAGAAATCTGTGAAAGAAAATGTCTTAGTCTCACTGGAGTAGTTATTTCAAATTGTTCAAGACAACGATTTAGTTCTACTACTTCTGAATCATCTATAAGAGATTCACCACAATTCCAAATACGAGCAAGTTGTGTTTTACTTACAATATGAGAAGCATTAGAATTCATCTCAGATTGTTGTGGCTTTTTTGGATAAAATATCCGCCCCCAACCAGTATTTGGACCATCAGCAGTCCAACGTTTTGCTAATACTTTGCGATCATAAACAACATTTTTTCCTGCTTCAACAGAAGTAGTGTATCCATTATTATAGCTACCGTATGGATCGTTACAGATATAATTACCATTGGGCAATTTAGTGTGAATGACGATCATATGACCACCATTTCTAGTAGGATTATCATTTGGTCCGCGATGTAAAATACCGGCTACAATAGGACCAACGGTTTCTAAATGTTCGTCTAACTGTTCAAAAGTCAGATTTTTCAACCAGGTTGAATTTAAACCATAAGATGTCAATGCTCTGGTCTGAACATTATGATCTGTACTATCACCTAATGATAAAACTTTCTTAAGATATGCATCATCGCCTTTTGGTCCCGATGGCAGTGAGCCGGGTAAATAATATTCTAGACACATCGCACAAGAAGAACTATTACAAGTTCTATCTGCTTGTGTATAATTATCGGTTTGTGGATACCAAGGAACTACTCTTTTAGGTTGAGCTTTTATTACTGGTGTACGATAAGTAATAACCCAACCAGATTTATTGGTAAGTTCATCTGGAGCTTTTTTAGATAAAGCTGTAGCAAATTCACTAACAGCTTTTAAATGATTTGGATTTTTCTCATCAAAAAATTTAAAAAAGTTAAGTAATTCTATTTCCATCACACAACTAGAAGACACTCTAGATATTTAGATTAAACACTCCAAGTACATGAAATCGGAAGTTGCAATCTCACCATTTTTATAACAAATCCACTCATCAAACTCCTGCAATAGGGAGAGTTCATCATCTTCATCGGTTAATTCTTCAGTTCTATCAAGACACCAATCTACAAGATCTTCAATAATCTGTTCTTTGTTCATTGTTTTTTTGTTTATCTGTCTCACTATAGCATAAATAGTCTACGTTGTCAATAGGACACTTTTGGAATTGGACTGGCTTTTTAACGAACAAGAATTGGATGAAGTTCCAGAAGGAATGGAAGGATTTGTTTATCTCATAGAAAATAACACCAATAATAAAAAATATATCGGAAAAAAGAACTTCTGGGAGAGACGTAAAGATCCCAAGACTGGAAGACGGAGAAAAAAAGAAAGCGGTTGGAGAAATTATTACGGTTCTTGTGATGAACTAATTAAAGACGTAAAAGAACTAGGTAAACAGAACTTTAAAAGAACCATTCTTTATCTTTGTCCTCATAAAAAAAGTATGTCCTATTATGAGACATACGAACAATTTAAAAGAAATGTAATATTGAGAGAAGATTATTATAACACTAATGTTGAAGGAAAATTCTTTAGTTCAGAAAAAGATAATATTTACAGTATTGTCAAATCTTCAACTCTTCTAGTAGAAAAAGTACCTCATTGAGATATTGGTCTGCAAGGGATTTTTGTTCCTCAGAACCCTTATCAACACTGAGTTTTAATTTGAGTTTATACACCTTAGCCTTAAAGGAATATAGATCGGTAAGTTCTACCATGTCATTAAAAAGAGCCTATGATTGGCTCTCTTATTTAGATTGTATTACTTATTATCAATCAACAAGAAACTCTTCAGTTAGATCATATACCATATCTTCTGAAAGATTCAAGAAAATATTAAGAGCACTATCATGATCTACTGCATATTTTTCTTCTACTAGACTATCAAGAATAGAATCTAGAATTTCTTCGTATTCCTTAAGTGCTTTACGAGCGAATCTACCAGCTTGACCTTGAATATCAGTGTGGGCTCTTTTTGTAGAAGCAATTCCACCAGGAGCAGAGAATCTACGACCCTTTTCGGTTTTACCTACAGCAGCTTTTTGGATTTTTTCTAATGCTTCTTTACGACGGGGAGACATCTCCCGTCCTTTAGTTCCACCAGCGGGAGGTAGAGATGCAACTGGTTTTTTGGTTTCTGGGCGAGGAGGAAGAGGTGGTTTTTTCATACCATTAGGAGCAAAAGCTTTACCAACTTTCTCTCTAGCGACAGATTCTCTTTCAGATTTACGCTTATCATAATCACTTCTAGTCATACTAGATGATTTTGATTTAGTCAATCTACCAACAGCTACTCCCGCCTTGCGCATTCCGCGACCAATTTTAGATAATGCTCCACCAGTTTTTTCTTTAGTGGAGGGTTCTAGCACCAGGGACATTTGACCGCCTTTTTCCACTTTACCCGCTCTACGAGTAGCTAAACCAGAAGCGGAAGATTTTTGACCAGCGGATTGAACAGCTTTACCAGCAGAGCCTAAAAGTCTACCAGTTGACTTGACTCCCCGACGAAGAAGTTGTCCTAAACGAGCCTTACCATCAGTGCGTGCTTTTGCAATAGCACCACCTAAATTTTTAGCAGCTCTACCCATTCCACCACGAGCACCAGCAATAGCAGATTTAACTCTAGAAATCGCACCATCAACTCTGGCTCTACGTGCATCTTTACGAAGATCACTTTGAAGTCTACCTTTCTCCCGTTCTAGACCCTGTTTAGCCATCGCTCTACGAGCCATAACCTCACTTCTGGACTCAGTAAGATATTCACCAGCAAGTTCTTCGTAAGCCTCAGTGATAATCTTATCGGAAGCAGCTAATGAAAGAATATTGAATGATTCATCTAGATTATTACCATAATCACAGATTTCCCATACAAGTGATTCCACAACTTCTTCAATATCTTCATCCAACATAGAGTCAATAAAACGAAGATTATCGTCAAAGTTTGAATCTACTCTAGGATTATAAAGATCTGAATAGGCTTCCGAAAGATAATATGACATTGTTAAACTGTTTTTACGTCTGTATTATTTAGAAAAAGAGGTATTAGAGTTTGAAGTCAGAGAATGTAGTTGATGAGATATCTTGTTTAACACCACCAACGATATAAGATTCGTTCGGCTCTTCTTGTGGTGGGTTTTGGGTATTCTTTGAATTTAACCAATCTTCTGTCCAAGGAAGTGGATTATTATTAGCTGATACATCATAAATTGGTTTCAGACTAATAGCTTTCATTCTTCTATTCGCAATCCATTCCACATAATTTTGTAGTAATTTTTCATTCAATCCTAACATTGAACCATCTTTAAAGAGATAAGAAGCCCATCGTTTTTCCTCATCAACTGCTCGCTCAAACATCTTATAAACATATGCTTCTTCCTCATTAGCAATAATCTTCATATCGGGATCATCTACACCACTCTTCCATTTGGTTAGAATGTTCTGAGTTAAGAATAAATGTAATCTCTCATCGGCCGCAATTTTAGAAATAATTTTTGCTGATCCTTCCATTAAATGATCTTGACCGAAAGCAAATGAACAAGCAAAAGAGACATAAAACCGAACCCCTTCCAAAATGTTTACATTGGCAACCGCACGATAAAGCTTCCTTTTTACTTCCAATAATTCAGATTTACCCAACTGGACTCCTTCATTATTAAACTTCCAAAGATTAGAGGATCCATAATTCTGAGCATCCCGGATAAAATCATCATAGGATTCGGTAACGGATTTAGAGCGCTCAAGAATCTTTTCATCAATAACAATATTATCAAAAACCTCAGACGGATTAGAATAAACGTTTTTAATAATAAATGTGTACGAATAACTATGAATTGATTCCATAAAAACCCACGCAATCATTGCAGCCTCTAACTCGGGTAGAGAGCAGTATGGTAAAAATGCTAAACCGGGTGCTCTTCCTTGAACAGAATCTAACATAATCTGATACTTGAGATTAGAGGTGAAAATATGCTTCTGTTCCGGGCGAAGTTTTTGATAATCGGCGCGATCTTTAGGAATCGCATATTCATATGCCTCAGGGCGCCAAAAGGCACCCCATTGATCTTGTGTTAATCTACCAAATACGGGAAACTTATTTACATCATATCTTTGAATACCCAAAGGTGATCCAAAAAACATCGGTTGTTTTAAAGTGTCAACAGGATTACTATTGAATACGGTCATTCCTTGAATTTCAGAGTTTACATGAGTCACAATCTTCTTCCTCCATTTCTATTACTTCGTTAATAAAATTTTCTATTTCCATATCATCTTTTTTGCCATTATAAGTATTCATATAATATGCACTTTTATGTCCCCATTTATAAGCACAAAGAAAGTCATTAAGAATCACACTCATTGGAACTTTATTATCTGGATAGT